GTCTACGCATCCAGAGCCGTCGCTTTAAACGCATCCAAAGCTGTCATTAATACCACAGCATAGGCAAACGATCTAAAGCCTTTTTAAACGCATCCTTGACCGCTTTAAATCCAGACGCAAAAAAGCCCGATCTCAAACTCGTCAAGATCGGGCTTTATGTTTTGTTATTTGTTTATAGTTAGCTACTCCAAAGATTGTAATCGTTTTTATCTATCGTATTTTTGAATTAGTACTTTATGGAAGGCAATTGTTCTATCTTGGTCAATTTGACCATATCGCAAAAAATCTTCAAAGCTAAAGCCTAATGTCTCGAATTCTTTTGTAGATAGTGAATAATTAATATCATTTTTAAGCTTTTTTATAATTTCTTTCATATCGTTTTATCGTTAGTTATTCGATCCAAGCTCAAGTAATGTTCCAATCGCGATTGCCCAGAGAGTAAGACCGATCAAAGCGATGCCAAAGGATGCGAGCTTTTCGCGTTTTGTCTGTTTGAAGATGTGATTAAGGTTTTTATTGTTCATTATGTTTTTCTTACAAGTTTAGATTTTAGATGCTTCCAATATACGCTTGGCAACTCTTTTGAATCGTAGTCTTTGCCGTTAATGTTTATCGTGTATTGATCGCGTTTGCTTCTTACTTTTACTTTAACGCTTCCATTGTCGAATACATCGGGCAGGAAAGCTTGCAACGCTAAACTGGCTTCTAAGGCTTCAAGCTTTTCAGCTTGTTTGATGTTTAACTTTTTTAATGTTTCAATATTCATGCTTGCCATCCCATTTGATTAGCAAATCTTTCCATCTCAGACCAAGCGATAAAATGGCAACCTATGTTTGCACCTTTGGGCGTTAGATTGGAAAGCCTAAAGTTGCCTACTTTAAAACGGTCTAAACAAGTCTTTGGTGAGTCTTTAAATCGTTTAATCGCGTTAAAGAATAACTTTGCATCTTGCAATGGTACGCGTGCTCCTTGCGAGGTTTCAACTTCGTCGACTAATCGCGATTCGGGGGCAAAGCTTTGGTTGCCATTTCTATTTGAATTAATCATGCGTTGTCTTAGCAAACACCTTGCAGTCCCTGAGACATAGTTTTGTTCATAATTTAACCATGCGTTTTCCTCGCGTTCAATTCGAGCTTGTTTTTCTTTTCTTTCCTTTGCTCTTTCCGCTTTGTCTTTATCGTTTAGCTTTTTAATTTGAATGTCGCTTGGAAGCGTTAACCTTTTAATTCCTTCGCAAAGGCTAGGAAAATATGATCTTAATTTGTTCCAATCATCGACCGCTTTGACCGCGTCTTTAAGATGTAGATCACCATACTTTCTTGAACGCATTGCCTTTTTAGACGATTCAATGACTATGTTTCCATAATGATTAAAGAACTCTACAAAGTTGTAATTCGTGAAAGGTAATCTTGCGTCTTTGTTTAAAGGTAAGGTAAAAGACTCAATATGATTGCAAGCTTGCCTAGCGTACGATTGGTGACGATTGGTTGAAACGGAATAAGACGCGTTATTAAGTAATACTATTTCATTTCCTTTTTCCGTCTCAACAATTCGTCCCACTTCAAAATGGTATCCATATGAATAAATAGATTTCCCATCATAAAAGAAGTTTGAACCGCGTTTGCCTTTGTTTGTTTGATTTGCCCAATTATGAGCTACCATTTGATTATTCATTTTATTAATTTGTTTATTGTTATTGATTGAGTGAATAGATAATTCTGCATTCATAAAGTATACTTAGCTTTTACCATGCCAGTTTATAATCCAATCTTTTTTTGATCGCTTTTTGATCAGCTGTATAAATTTTATCCATCGAATCAATCCGGTGTAAATTTTTTATACACCTTGCTTTTACGTGTTCGTCGTACGTGTTCATTTTTTAACCGATTTTAACCGACGATTAAGATTGGCACGGCAAGTGCAATACGTGTTCGTATCAATTATGAATACTAAACCAACTAAACCGATCGTCTTTAACCCTCTTGATATTTTAATGTTGACGGAGATTGAAGACATCGATTTAACAAAAGCGAGTCCACGAGCTGGAGGCTCTGCCGACTCCGACAACCAACCAACCAATAAAACGAATATGAAAGAAATAACTATTGAAGAACAAAACACCTTAGACTCGCTTGTCCGCAAGCTTATTAAAGCCGTACACGAAGACGCCACGGAATCAGATTTAGATTGTCTTGTGGATGATTTTCACGACGACTTTATAAATAACGAGTGCAGGGCAAAGCTAGAATATTGGAACAACGCTTGCCAAACCAACAACCAATGATTAAGCCACACGCTTTAAGCGACGCTCAACTCGACGCTTTAATCTATCACTACAAACGCATACGGAAACGCATCGCTAACAATGTAACGGCGATGACGCGACTGGAAGCGTTAGTAGCGGAGAAAACCGATCGTATAACTGCGATCCTTAACGACGAAGTAACAACCAAATAACCAATAACTAATATGGACTTAACAACAATATTCTGTCTTGCGATGGTCTTACTACTCGGCTTCGGCTTTTTATACTGGGAGAAAGGCGACCGATGAACGACGATCCAACACTATTTGCCGACGGCTTTGACGACGCCATCATCGGTCTTAATTACAAAGGCGGTCATCACCGCGTCGTCTACGACGGCAAGAAGATGGTCGAAGAACTGGACAAGAAGGAGGGATGGACGCAAGAGGAAGCAATAGAGTGGCTTCAGTTCAATACCTTCAACGCCTTCTACGGCAAAGGAACGCCAATTTACGTGGACGTCATGACACGTCAAGAAATCGAACACTTTTTAGAGAACAACGATGAATAAATTACTACTACTATTAACGCTTACGTGTAGCACATCCTGCACACGCTCTTTAACCGACGTTGGTTATTACGATACGTGTCCGAGCGACTCGGGATATTCCTGTCCGCTTGATGGGTCGCCTTGTCCGTTCTGTAACGACGTTCTCAAGAATAAGAAGTGATCGACCCTGCCTTACTTAATTATCGTCGCAACGTACAACCAAAAGTAGAACGCAACTCCAAAGGCGAATTAATTTACGTGTTCGCCGACGGATCGTGGCAATACTTTTACGAGTGGCTTGTGACCTCAACAAAACAACAATTCAATACTTATGATAAAATTAGATACATGGAAAAAGACGCCTCATAGCACGTCTCCCATCGACACACCTTACATCGCTTATTCTTTTCAATGTAAAGAGTGTGGACACGCATGGGAGGACGACGAAGACCCTACGTGTTACTGCGAGGATTACCTTGAACAACTCGACGACGAAGGAGACCAATGACCGACCAACCACGATTAATCGCACTTACAGGAGCTAAAGGCGTCGGTAAATCGACCTACGGAAAGTTTCTTGCGGGAGAGAACGGCGTTGTTTTGTCGTTCGCCACGCCGATCAAGCAGATGTTACGAACGCTCGTAGGAAACGAGTACGTGTTCGGTGACAAGAAGAACGAAGAAACGCACCTTGGCGTCACAGGACGTGTCCTTTTACAGACGCTTGGAACCGAATGGGGACGCGTTGAAATCGCGAAGTATACAGGCGACCAAGATATATGGGTCAAGTCAATGCGTCATACTTTAACCGACGCTATGTTCGAAGAGTACCGACCTGTCATCATCGACGACTTACGCTTTGAGAACGAGGCGAAGATGGTACGTGAACTTAACGGAGAGATTTGGCATATCGAGCGTAAGAACTTTAAACCTGCCAACGACAACCATATATCAGAAGCAGGGGTAACCGAAGTAGATCGTAGGGTTCTTTTATGATTAGCGACGTCTGTACCGCAACGTTTGGGTGTGTCATGCCCGACTCTTCACCTAACATTTCTGATTGGTTTGAAGTGTTTGGCGACATGGCAACCTGTCAAGAAATCAACGACGCTTGTGAGGACTTTTGGGCGAACACCGAAGTCGCTCGCTTTGTGTACACGGAGATGCCCGACGGTTCATGGTTGCTTGTGGACACGGTCAGAACCGACACACCACGCGAGAAGCCCACAAGCTTTTTTGACGAGGTCAACGCACGACGTCGGGAAAACACCCGTAAAAATTAAGGTTGTTATAATATAACATTTTCGATTGAGTCCGTCTCGGAGATACACACCATGTTTGATACAAAACTTAACCGCGATCAGATCGTCCCGACGTTGGACGTCATCTTACGGATCAATTTAAATCCGAGTATCTACTCACGTATATCGAGATGTCACCGACTGATCGCCGTGATCTTAGTTCGTCGTCATTACCTAGAAGAAGTCGCCGATTGCATTACGTGTATCTTCGGTGAGCTTCCGTTCAGTAGCGAGACAACCCGACGAGCTGTACGTGATGGCGTACGCATGGGCATCATCGACGAAGTAACCGACCCGAACGATCGCCGTCGTAAGCTCGTCCAAGCGTCGCAAAAACTGATTGATACGTTCGAGTCGAGACACGTAGAATCTTAAACCATAACCCGTAGAACAAAGGAGATAGACATGGGTGCAATACGAGCAAAGGGTAAGAGGTTTCAAGCCGACCTCCGAACGCCGAACGGAGCGAGGTTACGACCGACCTTCGAGACGCATGACGAGGCGGATCATTGGCTACGTCTTACTCAAGAAAAGATACGAACGGGTCAGGACATCAGTCTTGACGTCGCTCAAAACACGCGAGCAATCGCGATGAACTTACGTGATCTCGCCGAAGAAGTACGTAACCGACATTGGCGGGGATGTAAGTCTGAAGACACGTTGTGGATACAAGCACGTGATGTCTACCGACGTCTTGGTGCGAGTAGAAGCGTACGTGAGATCAACGAGAACGTGATCGACGACTTGATCTACCAACTGGAGCGTGACGGCAAGTCCAACGGAACAATTAACCGACGCCTAGCCGCGCTTTCAAAGATGCTTAAACACGCATACCGCCGGGGTTACATCTCTCGTATGCCCGTCATCGAACGGAAGAGAGAAAGCGAAGGTCGTATGCGTTGGTTAAGTTACGATGAAGAACAAGTCTTACTCGCCAAGTTCCGTGAACTGAGACAGGATCAAATGGCGGACTTCGTCGAGGTCTTGGTCGATACAGGACTACGTACTGGCGAGTTGTTCAAGTTATGTGGTCGTGATGTGAACGCTGAAGAACGGGTCATCTATTTATGGGACACCAAGAACGGCAAGTCTCGATCCGTACCGCTCACACTACGGGCAATGGACGCGCTTCAACGTAACCATAAGATTGACTCCTCGCTTCCGTTGTTTGCGTTTACGCGTCATGCGTTTCGTCATCAATGGGATTTGGTCAAAAGCTTGATCGGTCTTGACGGCGATAAGGAGTTCGTTCCTCACTCGCTTAGACATACGTGTGCGACACGGCTCGTTGAAAAAGGGATCGACTTACGGGTCATTCAAGAGTTCCTTGGACACCGTGCCATACAAACGACGATCCGATACGCGAAGGTCGTTCCTAAGTCTCTACACGCCGCTAGAGACGCGTTGGAACTGAGTGACCACGGCGTGACCAAACGGGCATAAACAGCGTGACTTGCGTGACCAACATTGATATGACTAATTTTATTAAGTCTTTGTATTCTTTAGTAAATCTACCATGCGGGTGTGGCGGAATTGGTAGACGCGCTGGATTCAAAAACGTAATAAATCAGAATCGTTGCGTTGCGCAAGTCACCAACTTCCTTAAATATATCAATAATTTAGTTGACACTTTATCCTGCGCTTACATTCTAAGCGATAGGTCACCGTGTCCAACGCGTGACCACAACCACCGACAAAACGAATCATGGATCAGCTAGAACTTAACCTAGAGATGGTCGAGCAGGGCGTCGCTCGTTACCGTTCTAAGGTGCAGTCCGCTCGCGATCGGAACAAAGAATCCGAATCGCCATACGGACAGCGTCTTATGCGTAGTCAACTTCCCGAACTGATACGCGAGGTGGATAAGCGTATCGAATATCATCGGAAGAATCCACACGCCATACCGTTTTGGATGCCGTTGATATGGCGGTTGAAACCCGAAGTCATTGCCATGCTCGCGTTCAAGGCGACGTTGGATAACATCAGTATTAAGCGAACGCTTTTAGCGGCGTCTATAAACATCGCTTCAAGGATCGAAGACGAAGTTCGCTACATTCACTTACGAGATAATCATCCCGACATCTTTAGGTACGCTGAAAAGGACGTCGAGAAATACGCACACAAATCGTATCAACGAAAGGTCGAAGCCTTCAAACGTCACGACATGGGCGAAGCAATGAAGGGAAACATCGATCGTTGGCGGACATGGACACGTAAGGAAAAGGTAGGGATAGGTACGTGGTTGTTGGAAGTCATCCGCACCACGACTCACATGATCCAATTCAAGATGGTAGGCGAGCGTCAGAAGACGACTATGCACGTCACCGTAACCGACGAGTTGTTTCAATGGATCGCTGAGTACAACCAACACCACGAAGTCCTAGCGCCGATGTGGTTGCCGACTTTAAACGAGCCTCAAGAATGGACATCGATCTGGAAAGGTGGATACGGCGACGTTGATGGCTTACCGCCTACGACGTTAGTGAAGTCCTTCGACATGGAACACCTCCGATCGATCGACTTTAACGACATGAAGCCCGTTGCTGATGCGGTCAATCATATCCAAGACACGAAGTGGACGGTCAACGATCGCGTCTTAGACGTCGCTCGATGGGCGTGGGAGAACGACAGAGAGATCGGTGAAATGTGCCGACGCTCCGACTACGAGCTTCCACCACCTATACCTGAAGATGCGGACACCGACACAAGACGTGAGAACTCGCGCAAGTGTGGCATCATTCACAATCTAAATTTAACTCTGCGTTCCCAACGTCTGCATATTCTAAAGACGTTATGGATGGGT